TGCTGTTGGGCAAGTTGTTTATTTTGGCCGTGCAGAATTGGATTTCTCTGGTCAAAAATCAGAAACATGGTTGCGGAATCCTTTTATGGCAGGTAAGTTTTTAATTACCAGAAAGACTACCATTCTGGAAAACAGCACTCAAAACAATAGTCATGGATTCAGTCTTAAGACTGTTTTATCTCTTCGTAAAGATTCGGATGTGGGTACACAAACTATAGGATCAGAAGAAGATGTATAAAGGAAAAGATTCTCCATCTTTCTGGTTTGGTGTAGTGGAAGACCGTATGGATCCATTAGAAATTGGCCGATGTCGTGTTCGTGTTCTTGGATATCATCCAGAATTCCGCAAGGATTTTCCAACAGAAAAACTGCCTTGGGCAAGTAGCATTATTCCCCCAGATTCTGCATCTATGAGTGGAAAGGGAGTTACTCCAGTTGGTCTTGTTGAAGGATCATGGGTTGTTGGTTTCTTCTTAGATGGTGCTGCTGCGCAACTTCCAATTATTATTGGTAGCATCTATGGATTAAATGAAACCCTAGCACAAGGAGAAAACTTTGGAGATGGATTCCGTGATGTACGAGAAGCCGCAGATCTTACAGTTTTCCCGGTTGATGATTTTAATAAACAAGAATATCCAGATGGTAAAGCAAAGCACGGAGATGCTCATGGAGCGCAATTAGAAAATACAAAAACATCTAAAAAGTATCCACGAAAAGAATATGCTCCAGAGTCCTCAAAAAGAAAACGAGGAACTCCAGATTTAAATATCCTGGCAATTGCAGATAAAGAACGACTAAAGGAAACCATCGTTGACTTAAAACGAAAGGGATTAAATTCTAAAGGATTGCGGGATATTGGAATTGATGTTGCAGATTGTATTGTTCCTCTCTTTATATGTGGGGTAACAAACCAAAGCACCGTGAATAGAGGAACAAACAAAATGCTAGGAGTTGGATTGAATATTCAACCATCAACATCAATGCCATCTAGAAAAACAAAAAACAAACAGTTTGTAGATAAACCAACAAACAACAATGCGATTAGAATAGATTCAGCAAAAACTATGGGGTAAATTATGGCAGGAACACAAGCAAATACCGGACAATGGTTTGAACCAGAAACACCTTATGCAAAAATTAAGGGTAAGGATGTACCACCTAGAAATAATGAATCTAAGAGTACAATCTATCCATTCAACAAAGTAACGGAAACAGAATCTGGACACGTTGTTGAGTTTGACGATACTCCAGGCGCAGAGCGAGTGCAGATCTTTCACCGAAGTGGAACATTCGAGGAAATTCACCCAAATGGAGATAAGGTAGAGAAGATTGTCAGAGATCGATATGTTTCTATTTTACGGGATAGTAATGTTCACATTGACGGATTTTCAAATGTAACTGTAGACAAAGGGTTAAAGATTTTTGTAAACAGAGACAACTTACCAAACACAGAAGCATCGTGCGTAAACTTTGATGTTCATGTTGGTCGAAATGCTAATGTTAATCTTTTTATGGAAAAAGGAAACTGCAATGTGCGCATGAACGATGGAGACATAAATCTTCAAATGATGAAGGGAGATGTTAACTTTCGACAAGAGAGAGGAAACTTTAATCATTTTATTAACGGAGATTACAATCTAGAATGCACAGGACATATGCATACAGTTGTAGGAAGTGATCAGGTTACAGAGGTTGGTGGTTCTAGAGATACTCGTGTTGACGGATTGTTTGACAATCTTCAGGTAACAACTGGATATAAAGAAACAAAAGTTGATCTTGGAGATCATCGACTAGAAGTTGGTGGTAACGTATACGATTTATTTCATCAAACACACCAAACAAGGATTCTCTTGAATCGTATCATTGAGATTATTGGAAACAATGATGAGGTGATTGGAGTGAATGATACACTTAATGTTGGAGCAAATCAAAATCAAACAGTTACTGGTTCTAGGTTTGCTACTACTGTGGGATCAGTGAATACTTCAACCTTGGGTTCAACAAAAGAAACAACTGCAGGATCGTTAGATATCCGAGCAGGAGCAAAGGCAGCAATAAGTTCTTCTATTATGCACTTGAATGGAGGAGCATCCATACTTGGTACTGCTGGAATGATTCATCTCAATGGTCCGGGTGCGTCTCCAGCACAACCTGCAGCGGCAGCAACGCCATCTGGTGTACGTCCTATTTACATACCTGGTCCTCCCGGAGTATGGATTCCTTCAATACCAACACATCCAAAGAGCCCTCTTGCGCAACTCAAAAATATAACCACAGATCTGGCGGGACAATTAGTTGCTGTGAATGTACTAAGTCAAATGAACTTTGGTATTTCAGAACAACTTGGTGTTTTAACAGAAAATACTGCTGCTATAACACAAAGTATTAGCGGGCAAGTTGATGCAGTTGGTTCTGCTGTGTCTCAAAACATAAGTGGCGCACTTGGTGCTGCCCAAGGAGCAACCTCCCAACTAAGTGACATGGCAAGTGGAGCTGCTGGAATAGCATCCTCGGCTGTTGGTTCTGCAACTGGTGCATTATCTGCTACTACAGATGCAATTGGTGGTACGGCGGCACTTGGTAGTACGGTATCTGGAGCAACAGCAGGAGTAATTGGCGGTGCTACCAGTACAATACAAAACGGAGCAAGTTCGTTAGGAGGACTTGGAGATGCGTTTACAGGAATAGGATCTGTATTAGGGGATGTTATTGGTGCTATTGTTGATATTGGGTGTGCTATTGGGGATTTCATCAACGGACTCATCAGTAGCGTTCTAAACCCCGTTATGAGTGCAATAAATTCTGTTTTTGCAAAGATCTCAGAAATTCTAGGAACAGTTACTAATTTTATTGGTGGTATATTGAACAAAATTGGGGAAGTCATTGGCGGAATCCTTGGAGCAGTTAATGATATCATTGGAAAAATTATGGATGGAGCAGGAAAGTTCATTGGAGGAATTGCGGCAGCAATCAATGGATTACTTTCCAACCTGTTTGGTGGTGTAGGTGATCTTGGTTGTGGAAAGGACTTGTTGGCAGGAAATGTACCTGACATAGGAGTTGGCGCACTGCCATCCGTTCCTGGCATAGGAGATATTCTTCCATGAGAAGAGCAATAAGGAAAGGAGTGGATATTTCCACTGGGCATTGCTATACGCCACGTCCGTGCGTTACAGGAAGTCCTAATGTTTTAATTAATAATATTCCAGCAACAAGTGTTGGTGATTTTTATCCTGTACATTGTTGTGGGGATTCTTGTCATTCGGGTACTGCCTTAAGCACATCAAATGTTTTTGTAAATAACAAAAAAATTCATAGATCTGGAGATCCAATATCTTGTGGAGACACTGCTTTTAATGGTTCTCCAAATGTTTTCATAAATTAATCGTATAAATATAACAGTACCAATGGCAAAAGAAAAGATTTATAAAGATTTGGATCTGTCATTTGACATAAACCCGCTTACCGGAGATGTTGGTAAGCAAACTGGCGTAAATGCAATACGCCAATCAATGAAGAATCTTTTACTTTATAATATTTTTGAGAAACCATATTCTTCACAATTTGATATTGGTTTAAGGAATTTGTTATTTGAAAATAAAGGGCATGGATTTCAAAACTATTTAAAGGCAAGAATTAAAATTCTAATTGACTCGTATGAACCAAGAGTAACGCTCAACTCGGTACTGGTTAAGGGATCTCAAGACGATAATTCAATTAATATCACTGTTTACTATTCTCCAAAAGAAACACAAACTAAAGACACACTCGAACTCTTTTTAGGCAAGTACAATGGCTAACGAAACACAAAATTTCTTGAATAACGCAGGACTTGGATTCAATGATGTTAAATATAACTTCATTAATTTTTTAAAGAATCAAGCAGAGTTTTCGGATTACAATCTTGAAGGCTCTAATATCACTGTATTGCTTGATATTTTGGCATATAATACGTCACAACAGGGTTTCTATAACACAATGGTTGCTAATGAGATGTTTATTGATCGAGCAACAAAAAGATCATCCGTTGTTTCTTTGGCAAAGTTGCTTGGTTATACTCCAAGCACAAAGAAAGCATCTAAAGCAAAAGTATTAGTTACTGTTACTGCAGCAAATTTACCCGCTAACGGAGTTCTTACCCGAGGATCCGTATTTACTGGATCTATTAATAACAACGAATATTCTTTTACAAATACAGATGCGTATGCATTCTATCCTTACACATTTAATTCAACCAGTGATCCAGATGCAGAGGAAAACGGAGAAATTGTTTCGTATGCTTGTGGGCCTGTTGAATTATCTCAAGGCGCATTGAACACTATAAGTTATAATGTTGAGTCATACGATCAAATTTTTGCTGTACCAGATACCAATGCAGATAAGACTTCTATTCGGGTGTTTGTTATGAACTCGGTGACAGACACAACAGGTGTAAATATTCCTTGGTTCCTTTCCAATGATCTAACCAGTCTAAAAGAAACTTCAAAGATTTTCTTTCTAGAAGAAAATAGTTTTGGGCAGTTGGTTTTAAAATTTGGGGACGGAGTTCTGGGCAAAAAACTTGAAACAGGAAATATCGTAATCATTGAGTATCTGTCTACTGCTGGATCTGAAGCAAATAATATTGGATCGTCTGACACAGATCTTCGTAGATCCTTTGTTTACGATGGTGATGAAACTCTAGAAGTTCTTACTATTGAAGCATCTAATAGTGGAGGAGACAAGGAATCTTCGTCTTCGATCCGCCGCAACGCAGTTCGCAATTATACATCAAGAGAACGAGCAGTCACCGTCAACGATTACGAGGGATTACTTCTTGGTTCGTTTAATGATAATGCAGCAGTACGGTGTTGGGGAGGAGAGGAAAACGATCCTCCGTATTATGGAAAAGTGTTTGTTTCTGTTCGTCCAATTGGACAGACTTTTATTTCTTCTTCTGAAAAAACAAATCTAATAACAAATGTTCTGAAATCAAAAAATATTGTAGGAATGAATGTTGTTGTTGTAGATCCAGAAGTTTTGTATATTCACGCAAATGTTGCTGGATTTTATGATAAAGATGCAACAAACGATACATCTACTTCAATTTCGAAAAAAATAAGAGATAGTCTGATTATTTATTTTAGAAAAAACTTGGTGGAATTTGGTGATTCTGTGTTTGCGCAGGATGTGGAAACATCAGTTAAATCTGTTAGTTCTGCATTACGAGCAGTTGATGTTTCATTCTCGTTAGAACGACGAATTATCCCAACCCTTGGAGTCTCAGAACGAGTTGCAATCGACTTCCAAAACGTTTTACACCATCCACACGACGGCCACCAAAGTATTGTTAAGACAAATTCTTTTTATATAGCTACAGGTTCTGGTAGTCATTATATTGAGGACGATGGATCTGGAAAATTAATTCTGAAAAAGAAGCAGGGTGGAACTATTACTACAGCAAATTCAAATTATGGAACAATAGATTATACAACTGGAAAACTTGTTATTACTGCACTCAAGATTTCTGGATTTATTGGAGATCAATCCTACATTAAATTTGTTGTTGAGCCAAGTACCAGCAAGGTATTTACTGTAAGAAATACAATTCTTGAGTTTGATTCATTAGATTCTGATGCTCTAACA